TGTATAAATCTTTTATAAGGACCAGCATAATAGGCATGCGGCCTCCCGCCACGACCTTTGCTTAGCCGTGGGCGGGAAGCCGCTACCGGACTGATGGGAAAAACCCACTTACCAGTCACCTCAGAAAGGGAGTCCGTCACCAGAAATCTCTTCTACATTCCCCGCTACCTCAGAAGCAGATTCGGTTGACGATTCGGGAGCCTTGTAATCAGAGCCATCAAAGCCCTCAGTCTTTTCGAAACCATTTGACCCTCCATCATACTCCTTCTTCTCAATGATCTGTACACCACTGAGAAAGAAGCTCATGGAATTGTCTCGGTTAATAACCATAGGGGTAAGCTTAAGCTTTACTCGGTCCCCGCCGAATGCGATTGCTTCAGTCTTCTCAGCATTTGCATCGTGACAGGGAAACTTATCTTCACCCTTCTTGGTATATGAAGAAGACTTAGCCTTCAGAAGGATAGTGCCATCATCAACAGTACGCATACCGTTGATCTTGGTGGCACTGAACTCTGCTTGAAGAGAATCAAGCTTGTTCTTGAGGGTGTCATCTACAATAATGGTAATGTTGTGATTACCGGGCTTACCAAACTTGTCATCAGCCTTGTGGAGAAATGCCCACTGGACATCACAAGTTTCGGTAATAAAATTAGCTGGCTTCTTCGTCATCGTTAGTATCTCCTTGGTGTGTTTCTTCTGGGTTATTCTTACTTGCTTGCAAAACCAAGCCGTTTACGTCATCCTTAATTCGCCTAGAAATCTGATCTAGGGATTCAGCCAAACTGGCTAGATACCCGAGGGTAGCTTCGAGAGAGATAGCAGGTGCCATCTTTTCTCCATTAGCATCCTCTGGCATAGATTCGGAAATTTCTTCCATTGTTTCTACTCGATCCATTTTAAATTCTCCTAAAGAGGTTGTCACATATCTCTTCGACCAACTAGGACAAAGAGTTTAATTCTTTCTACTTTCTTCTGGGTCTTACTGCAATAGGAGAGAAGACACACAAGAAAGCAGTAGCAGGTCCGGGGATATTGGCAGCGGTGAGATCATCTACCTGTGTCCTTACTGCGTTTATCGTTTCAAGCCATGCCAATAAAGAATCCAAAGATTCCTTACCCAGCACCGCTCCGATACCTACAACAATACACATCAGGATAAAAACCTTTTTATCTAGTTTCTTGATCTGCTGATCCTTAGCCTTATTACTCCTAAGACATTGATTAAGTTCGTGTTGTAAATGGTCAGAGTCTTTCTTATTACAACGGTCGCAGATGTATTCACTAGACATTTAGTTCTTCCTTCCACTTCCCCTAATCCCGTACTTATTCTTCTTTGATCGACGAGGCTTCCCTCTCTTCTTTCCCCTGAACTCCGCAAACCTAGGTGCTTTCTTACTCATAGATCCATTAACTCCAAATAAGGGTGACCATCAACAACAACACCACACGAAACAATAGGCTTCCTTAGGTAAGTAGTACCATAAGCCATAGCAATGTGATCCTTATCAACACCGCAGCCTACGTTCATACCAAAGATTCTAGCAGTAGGCCCAACCATCCAATTAATACTACCAACCGAATGGCAATGTCCACTTACTGTAGACATGGCCCTAGATTTTGCTGCGTTAAAGGCAGGATATAAACCACTTGTTCCTGTGCCGTGGTGATAAAATACACCATCAATCTCAAAGGAATAATCCCATTCCCATCGAGGTGTCTTATATAATTCTGCGTAGTGACGTAAGTACATAGGGGGAATACCAACCTCACTACTTAGTTTCATAATCCGTTCATCATGGTTTCCTATACATACCTTAGCTTCTGGGAAGAGTCTCTTCCACTTAGCTAACTTAGTATAAGCTTCTTTGAATTCTTCCAAAGCACCTGTAGATTCTACGTGCTTCTTATGAAAGGAAATATTATGATGATCCATTACATCACCAATGAACACTGTGGTATTAGTCTTGTACTTTCTTTTTATCTTCTTGATAAAAGCAAAGTAATCTTCGTGTTCAGCGGGTAAATGGAGGTCACCGATAACTAACACTCTGGACATATCTTTTACCTCATTTAAATTCATCTTGTTCTTCGGCAGGGATAATCAACTGTAGGTTGAAATTCCCCGAAGGAAATACTTTCTCCCTAGTCAAATCTTTGAATAGGTTACTTGTGAATATCTCCATCATTTTCTTGCAGTTAAACTCAATGCACATGCTTGTGTTCGTTAGCTTAGCAAGCTTCACGGCCTTATCTAAAGCCTCTTCCATCTCTCCCTCGTTCTCAACATGTAAACATCCCATCCTCACCCTCCAACGTGTAGCTCTTTTATAGAAATGATCATGCCTTTAGGCAGTACATTTATAGATCCTGTTTCCTCAGGACCAAGAGTGTCCGTAAGGGCTATAAAATCATCTGTATCATATAACACACAACCAACGGTAGTCATAATTGGGGGAGGTTGTGTAGAATAATCAATCAAATCCTCAAGAGGTACCCACTCCGGGCCACCCCTAGTTTCTGCGTCTCTCCACTCTACAATAACATACTTAAGCGAAGAGGTAATCTGATTCAAGAACTGTGCTGATGTCGAAGTTTCCTCTTCTTGGAACTTGGGGTAACGTGACATCAAAGGTGTCCTCGATTTCTTGTTTGAATTTCTCAAGTTGGTTTTCTTCATGGATCTTAAAGAACTCCTCTACAGTTATTTTTCTTAGTTCTTCTACATAAGGAGCTAGTACTCCAAAAGAATCGTGGATGAAAGATAACTGGAAGATACCTTTCATTAGAAGTCTGTAGATAGTTAAGAACATATGAGCAGCATCTAATGAATGAATGTAATTAGGTGCTATACTCGATACAGCCTTTCTTATATCTACATCTTCTGTGTACGTATAAAAAGTTAGTTCCTTGTGGTTGAACAAGGATGCTAAGCTTCGTCTATTCTTTCTCACGTTATAGGAATGAACTACCTTAAAGCCACTGGGCGTTGTATATTGGATATGTTTATTAGCATTACCAAGTACAGCAGCACACTCCTTTAAGAAGTCTTTCCCCTGATTAGGAAGCTGTAGTGTTTCTGATAAGGCTGCCTGAATGGCTCTAGACAATTCAACAACAGCCCCACCTCGTTTATCCTTATCTACCCAATCTAAGTGACCTTCTGATTTTACATATCTTTGTATCCCATAGAATGTAATCCCATAAGAATCACACATAGTAGGACGTTTGGTTACGTCTCTTTCTATTTCGTTTTCCCAGTAATCAAGGAAGGCAGCATACCAGTCTACCGTTTCCTTATCCTCATCACAAATTCTAGTGGTAGCATCAGCCACGAATTGGTAGAGATCATTGGGATTTATATCAGGTGCTACGTTTGTAAGTACAGCCAACAGTTCGTCGAGCATGATACCTACCCAGTGCTGGGTTCCATTGCATCTACCATCCATCTGGACAGGGACTTGAGTAAGCCCATCTTTTCTACAGAGATCAAAGATAGCAGCAAGCCTACTAAAGGAAGGATTCTTTTTCTTCTTGTCAGATACCCAATCTCTGTTTCTATAGGGATCTTCGTTGATTCCTTCGAAGACATCCATATGCTCGTCTACCCAAGCAACTCTTTCTTCAAAGTTAAGTTTATCTTTACCAAACAAGTTAGCTACGTGTACCTTTAACCAGAACAATCCCTTCTCCGTTTGTTTGGCAGGTTCGGCCATCATTATAAGAGACGAGTCGAAATCAGATCCTTGGCATGACAGTAGCTCACATACACCGTATGCCCTACCCCGGAAGTCTAGGGTATAAGGCATGTAAAAGAAATCATAACGAGACAAGCTGTTTGCTAGGTCTAACCTAACCAACATCCTAGCTCTCTTCTGTTCTTCCTTAAACCAATTACTCCAAGCTTCTTCTTTTCTTTGACACCACTTTGCTTGATCTTCTTTGGTACCCTCCAAAGGATACTCTTCTTGGTATTCAAATCCAGAGAGATCATAGGCAGGTAGGTTAGCAACCTTAGTATTTGATTTAAACAAGTTGGTCATAACGTCTAGTACTTTACCGTTAACAACCCACTCTGTTTTACCCATAGCGTTAAGTCCATCAAGAACTAGCTGAGATGGTTCAGAATACTTTTGGTCCCTTCTTTCCTCACTATAATAATTGGAAAGGAATCTATGAACTACTTCCTTTCTGAGGTGGTGATTAATATATCCCCCACTTCTTTCCATAGTGTGATCAACAGGAGGTACCAACATAGGACGGAATAGCATTTCCGTAGATTCTAGGATCTTATGTCTTCTATATAACTCTTTGAGAATCTTAGGATCAAGAGTTACATAGAGTCTCTTGATCCACTTGTTCCCTGCCTTCTGAGTAACCTTACTTGTTTGTACTATGTTACTCTTCTCTGCTATACGCAGCATGTGATGGCCGAAGTCTTCTTGTTGTTTTTGAGTAAGCTTAGTTACCTTACTTACTTTATTAACAAAAGCCTTACATCTCTTGGGGGACCAGTGCTTGGTAAACTTTGATTGTCTATCCCACATTTCCTTATTAGATTTCTTAGCAGATTGATATGCAATAATAGCCAAGGCATCTTTTGCTATAGTTCGACATACTGTTTGGGCTATAGGTGGGGTGTGAGGGAACGAATCATTTTTAAAACCAAAGTAACCGTTAGATAACCAGCATCGTATGACAGACCTGATGGTAAGGTCCGCCATCTTTCTGGCTCCCAGTAGTACGAGGGGATGTACCCAATCAGGGGTTTTCCTACATTCAGATGTTTTATCTATCCACTTCTGATAGAATGGCTCAAGATATTCAATAGCATTATCAAGGAGTTGTTGCTCTGGGATACCTTCATCTGGAGCGCGGTTATATTCCCGCCAATATTTGTCTCGCCCTTGTAGTAGCATAGCTTGCTCACCTACTAGTTGCGCTTCTTCTCTTATTTTTTTCTCGTCAGATGATAGGTTATCCCAGAGCATACAACCGCCTTTCTTGTTCTCCCAATTATTCGGAAAGAACTATCGCAAAGTTTACACGGCCAAAGCCATTTGCATTACCTTGGTTGTCTTAGTAGCAGCAGAACCCAGCAAGTTGTTGTGGATGCGGCTGTTATCGGAACGCTTACGACCTCTTGCGCCTTCCCGGTGCTGAAGATAGTTTGTCACAGCATTAGCTGCGGTCCATGCAGTAGCCCGGAAATTATTCTCACTGATTTCCTTATCGAATCGGGAAGCCCAATCTCCAATAGTAGCGGTAGCCTTAACGAAAGACTTCTCTTCCTTCTCAGTAGAGGGGGAGGTAGTAAAGGGTTCCTCAAGCTGCATGTAAACCTTGAGCCAGAATTCCTGAATCTCTCGTCGATTAAGATCCTTACGGGAAAGATAACGAGTCTTCTCCTCGAACAGCTTACCAGTTTCCGTGAATCGCTTAAGGGCAGTACGGCAATCAGAAAGCTTTGTCTTCATATCACCTGAATGACGTACCCGGTAGATTCGATTAGACCCTTCAGAGAAGGCTTGATAAAGTGTGTTAGCACAAACAACTCGTACACTTGTATCAAGAAGACTCAGTGCGAGGCTTCCATCATGGCTACTAAAGATACCCATGTAAGGGAGGACAGTATCATTACCACAAAGGTCAAAGCTTTCGCCACGAAGCAGGGTATAAATCTGTCGATTATTCTTAAGACTTCCTGCTGTCTCTACCTTAACTTGTCCACCCAGTTCATAGGCCAGTTCGAAAAGATCCTCGTTTTGTACCACCTCATAATTAGGTGAGACAAGACCAAGAATTTTTCCGTTGTCTTCCCGAATCGTAGCTACGGTATCAGCAGTAACAGCTTCGTTACCATAGCCATCATAATCCTCATACTCCGCCATAATACTAGCAGACTTAACAACACCCCAGTCCAAGCCAGAAAGCTTGAGGGCTTCTCTTGGTGATGGAGCTTCTTCCACAACAAGACCAAGACCATGCCATGCTCTCTTCTCAGAATTTT